TGCGCACCTTGTGGTCCAGTAGCACCAATAGGGCCAGGCACAGTTACATAAGTTCCTTCAGCATTTAAAAATACTTGCTCCGATACTCCTAATTCTAAAAGTACCGATTGTTCAACCAATAAATCAAGTATCAAATCTGCCATTAAATAACCTTATTAATTAAGATGAAATCCCCTAGTCCAATCGTTGTAATCTTACCACCTATTGTAGTCTGCAATTCCCATCTATACTTACCATTCTTATTTGCAGTATCACTAGCTGCAATAGGTATAGTAATAGTTTGGCTTGCTATTGTAATAGTTGGCAATGTTTTATTAAAAATCAATTCATCATTACTACCCTCTACTTTAAATTGGCACGCTGTTATTCCTGCTAATGGAAACAATGCAGGAACAACTACGACAAAGTCGCAATCATTACCTTCAATTCGTGTAATTGTGTATTCTTGTTTTGGTAAGTAGGTTGCCATTTTTTATATATATTATTTTTTATAATTATTAGCAAATATCTATGCTATTTATCTCGGTAAAATTCACATCAAAGTAAACACCTGCTGTATAATCTGCAGTAAATTGCCTAACAGGTGTAATTCCACTCGCATCAATATTATATAGATTTAATTGGCTTGTATAATCTAATTGCTTAATTGCTGTTAGCGCATCTATCTCGCATTCACCAATAATATTATTCAAATCAATATCACTTTGCTTTTGCACTTTCAGCATGTGGACTCTATAAGTCCTAATAACTTCATTAGCATTGTTATTACTACCAATATACTCAATATTGCACAATGGAAATTTAGCATCAAAGCTATCATCTATTATGTTTTGTATTGGCACTTGTAGGATGTTGTAAGTTGTTGGTAGCAACTTTACTGCATCCGTTATTATCTGATAAATTTGGCTTAGTGTTTGCATTGAATTTTTTTAACTTTATTAAAATATCTTTTTCTTTTTTTATCTCCATCCACAATCCTTTTTATCATCATTCAAATAGATAGAAGGTGAATAGGTATTTGTGCTTGCATTCACATCTGTGCTTTCGGTAGTGTATTCTGGGAATAGTGTTTTATTGTTCTGCAAATAATTTACCAACCTTTGCAAATAACTATCCATTTTATTTTTATGCCTATCGCTTATCTTTTCCAATTCATCATAGCTTGTTGAGTCTGCAAAATCATCACGTTTTTTTGTAACTCCCTTAGTGTAATTTTGGTAGGTGCTATCAATTACATAATCTGCCATCACCCCATAAATTAAAATATCTAAAATATAATCATTTACTAAATTTAAATAAATACCACTCAATGTACTTGCTTTTTTATCGGCTTTTAACTTGTAGTATAAAGTATCTCCTAAAATTGGATGCACATACAAATCTTGCACCGCACATATTGAAGGTGTAAGCATCTCTAAAGGTACATTTGCATGTACTAGGTTACGGTCTTTAAAAACCTGCTCATTAATTAATTTTACTTGGCTATTTATCATTGCTATTTATTTTTACTTACTAAATTACCTACCCATCTATGTCTGCAACTTGGCGAAGGTGTGCCACTTCCATCATTCCACCATCCACCTGCTCGGTCAAATACACTATATCCCAATCTTGCGCTTATACTTTCAATATCTTTTCTTGAATAATACCTATCTAAAGCTATTAATTTTTGGCAAAATGGTCGGCTTGGATGCTCTGCAGTGTCCCTTTCGCTGACTGGTATTTCATCCTTCCACTCATAGCTAAACATTACACGATAATCTACGCTTGTTGGTGCTTCAATTACTTCAATTCCACTAGTCCCAATGCTAATTTTACCTTGTTTTTCAAGCTGATTTAATGCACTTTTTACATCATTTTCACTCAAATCCATGTTATTTGCTATGTCTTCTATTGTAGCATCTGGATTAACGGCAATAATGCCGTAAATATCGCTTATATCTGCTTTTGTAACACTTAGTGCTATGTGTCTTACAAAGTGGCTGTAATCGGCTTTATTTGCCCCAAATTCGCTAAAAATAGCCAATAAATCATCATGCTTTGATTGTGAAATAGGTGCTGTAATTGGCTTAGGTGTATCTTGTGGCATTGGTTCGTAGCCTAATAACTCTCTTTGCTCATCAATTGTAAGTACAGTTGCAATAGTTGCGCTATCTAATACGATACCGATTGGATCGGTTGGCATCATGCCCATTACCGAAGTATCTAATGTGTCATTCAAATCTTTAACCAATTTCATCAACTCATAATGCACTGCATCCCTTCTGTAATACACATAGGTATTATTGAAAATCTGATAGCTTTCTTTTAGATTATTCGTACCACCTAACTTACCAGGTACACTAATTCCAAATAATTCTGGGCTTGTAACTTCATGGCATGAAAAAATATTGTTTCTTATCAATTCATCAATAGCTGAATAGTTTTCCTTAACCAAATCACTTACACCAAGATCATCAATAACTGTCTTTCTGTTTATATCACTAACAAAATCTAAAATAATACTTTCGCCACCTTCACCTGTATAAGTATCGCTAAATTTCTTTTTTATTCTTGACTTTATTTCTTCGGTTGGTTCGCCATTTACTAGCGTTACATGCTTAGTAGCTTTGAAACCTTGCTTGCTATTTGTATATGTGTGCTTACTTACTTCAACATCTGCAGCTATGTAATTTAACCCTTGAAAATAGTTAGGAGTTGGATAAACATTTGCAGGGTTTTCATTTTCTGCATAAAAAAATAATTCTCTTAATCCTTCTGGATTTGGTTCGCCATAAATTGCAAATTCAACTAAGTTATTTGCCCCAATAGATGTAAGCTGTGGATTGATAATATACCAATACTTAGTGCCATCGTAATTACGCGCTATGTTCCTATTTGGGATTGGATGCAAACTAGCAACTTTGCCTTTTTTATTTCTAATTACCTCAATATAAAATGCGTTAAATATCTCATAATTTAATATACACTTTTTAGCCAAATCATTTAGCGTATCGGTTGCACTTACCTTTGGATTATATGCGTAACCTTTGCCATAAATATACTTAGCCTTGCCCTTAACCAAACTACCATGCTTTGGTGAATTTTGGAATAGGTACATAAGATACTCGTTATAGTTAATATTTCCACCGCCTACATTTAATATAGGTTTTTCATCTTGCCCTAATTTAAAAGGCGGATTATATGGCTTAAGTGCCTCTGCTAGTTTTAGATTAAATCCTTCCATATTGTTATAAAAAAAGGTACACTTATCCAGCATACCTTTTTTAATTGTTTTATTTTAAAATTAAGCAGTTAATGCTGCAATGATTGAACTATCTACTTCCTTAAATGGTGCTATCTCTTTACCTTTAAAGCTAAGCATTGAGCCATTGAAGTCTGCAAACTTAGTACCACTTTCGCGGCTTCCACTTTTTGTCAAACCATACTTCTCACCAAGCAACCAATACTTACCATTATTATCTTCTGCAATAATACATAAAGTATTTTGTGCTAATAATAATAAAGTATTTCTAGTTGTTGTAGTTAGTGCATTCTTTTTTGCAGTTACTTCTATCACGTATTCTGCAGTGTCGTTTTCTTCATCTACATTCTCAGTTTCTTTAAAGTTTATCACCTCTTTTTTGAAAATGAAATTATAGAATTTCTTTGTAGCTACCATTGTGATAGCCGTAATTACACCTGCTGTTTCTGTTATACTCGAAACGTTTGCAAGTTCTGTTATTCTAAGGGATTTAGCACCGCCATGTAAATCCTTACATGCGTCTAAAGTAAATCCTGCTGTTAAATTACAAGGCATATTTTTATTTTATTTTTTTAAATGTTATTAAAATAAGGAGTGGATAATTTACCCACTCCTTACTAAATTAATTAAGCTAATTTGAAGTAAGCAACCTCTGATGTTCTTGCAAAAGTTACACCTAACTTATACTTGCAATACAATCTAGTTTTCATTGAATACTCATCATACTTCAACTCTACTACTTCATGCTCACCTTCTCCATCAATTGCCATTACCATGTTAGGCCATGCGAATGATAAAATCATGTTAGATCCGTTCATACCATTTACAGGCACTACTCTAGTTGAAGTACCAGGTACTATAAACTCACTTACACCATCTTGTGTAACTGTGTAATTAAATAAGTTTGCAGTAGTTAATGCTTGTGCAAATTTACGTGCTGTATCTGCACCACATAATACTACTCTATCTTGTGATGTTGCTATTTCGATTGGTGTTGCATTCTCAATACCATTGAAGATTCCAATTACATTTCCTGTAGT